TCTAATGAATAACGGGGGTTTGGAAACTGTATGAGACGAGGAGCTGGATCACATTTGGCGGACAAATTGGTCTTCTCAGCTTTAAGAAAGGCTGTAAGGTGTGAATCTTCATCAACCACTGGACATTCAAGAAGAGACTCATAAGCGTTAGCGTAACGCTTGGCTTTGCGGCCGGAATACCCTCCCATGACATCATGGTGGCTTGACCTGCGACAATGCCCGAGGCAAGACTGCCAGAGCTCCCTGAAGCCAGTGTACTGACAAATTAATCCAGGCCGAGGTCTGGGGGGTGCGCAAAACCCACCCTTTCCATCAGAAACCTGAAACACACGCTCCTGTAAAGCACGACCAAGGTTAGCGATGGTGTTATTATGTACACCCCACTCCTGACTAAAACTACATTCTCGAACACACACTAAAGTACGAGACTTAACCTCCCTAGAAAACTCCCAGTCAAGTACCTCCATCCCAGGAACCACCTTATATTCAACATTGGTGTCAAATCCTGGGACCTTGACTAGGCACCCCTATTTGGACACAAAAGAACGGATGGAATTAACCACCCGAACATGCAATGGTGCCTCTTTACCATTCCAGTTGCGTTGCAAATAACGTCTCTGTATGGAAGGAATGCCTGCCAACTGACCAGCTAATATCTGCTCGTCAGAAGGTACAATGGCAAGTGCCACAGCCTGGGGGATAAGAATGGCAGCATCACTAATCCGAAGATTAATTTTGCGGCACTCCTTGTATAGGAAGAGATTCACAGCTTGAATGTGAAGTTCGGTGTTCTTTGGTACAGGAAAGGCAAGCTTGGCCTTCGCAACCAATGACTTCAATGCAACACCGAATTTGTCGGTCCTAATTTTCTTCCTTTCACGACGGTTGTTCTTCTGGATACGATTTGACGCTTCCTCATCCGTCTCCCCTGGCACAGGAAATAAATCCCCAGTTGCCATAAAACTTGACTTAGGTACATCTATATCAAGCACATCTTCTAGTTCGGTCTCATCCTCAACAAGAGGAGTGCATCCGATCGCCTCAAGAGTGGCTCCCACAACTTCTGAGCTAGTGTTCTGAACACTATGCAACGAGCTCAAAAGGCTCAGCTCGTTGCCACTCAAGGCGAGATCTTGCTGTTCACGCCATGCGACCAAGTCGCAATGAACCTTGTAGGCTCCAGCAATTAAAGCACCACAAGTTCCCACCACAGCCACTTTCCGCCAATGTTTCCCAACACCACTTTTAATAAAGCTAACCACCTGTTTTGAGGTGTGCTTATCCAATGCAAGTGTTTGGGAAAGAGCAGAAGAAGAATTAGCAGCCACAGATCGCGCAAAACTGGAAAGTAGAAAAGCCATGTTTTGCGTGCGTGAAAAATTAAAGTCCTTTTACAGAGAGAG